AGCAGATGACAGAAAAAGACAAGAACTTGTAAACTTTGTTCAAGCACAAAAAGTTGCTGGTAAAACAAATACAGAAGATTTCAAAACTGCTGTAGATGAACTTAAACAATCTTATGGTTCTACAGTAACAGGTGCTAATCTTTATTCTTATTCATCTCAAATAGTACAAGATGCTTTAATGGGATTTGATGGACAATTTGCAAAGTTTAGAGCAGATGAAATTGGACTTACTTCATTTGTTTATTATGGTTCTATTATTAGAGATAGTAGAGATTTTTGTGTAGAACACGCAGATCAAATATTTACTGAAGAAGAAGCTAGAGCATTATGGCAACAAGATTGGCAAGGTAAATCAGGAAGCGACCCATTCTTAGATAGAGGTGGTTATAATTGCAGACATCATTGGCAACCAGTAAATCCTGAATGGGGTACTATCAAAGAAGATGGTACTTTTAAATACACAGCAGAATAGAACATTTTAGCAACATCATTGTTGCATTTTTACAATTTCCTTGATAATTGACAATTATAACAATATAGAAGGAGAACAAACAATGAACGACAAAGTACAAGAGTCGGTTGAGAATACAGCATCTCAAGACAATGCTGGAGTAAAAGAAGTTTCAGACACAACTTCAACTGAGAACAAAGTTTTTACTGCTGAGCAGTTAGAACAAATAGTTCAAAGAAGATTAGAACGTTATAAAAAAACTGTTTCTAATAAACTTGATGGCATAGATATTGAAGAAGCCAAAAAGTTACTTGAAGAAAAGAAACTTAAAGAACTAGAAATCGCTAAACAACGTGGCGAATTTGATAAAGTTCTGAAGGAAACAGTATCAAAAAAGGATTCAAAAATTCAATCGTTGGAATCTGAATTAAAAAGGATTCGTATTGATGAAACATTAGTCAATGTAGCTAGTGGACTGAAAGCTGTTAAACCAGCAGAAGTTAAACAGTTACTTAGAAATAATGTTAGATTGAACGATCAAGGTTCTGTTGAAGTTATCAACGAAGATGGAACTCCTAGATATTCAGATAAAGGTGAACCAATGTCAGTTAATGATTTGGTAAACGAATACCTAAAAAACAATCCTCACCATGTGATGGCTACTCAAAGTGGTAGTGGTTCACAAAGTAAGATTGGTGGTGCATCGCCTAAGCAAATAAAAATAGGTGATCTTGATTTAAGTAATCCGAATGACAGAAAAGTTTATGCTGAAATGAGGAAACAACGAGATCAGGGTTTATTAAAAATGAAAATAACAACAACTAACAACTAACTAAAATAAAACAATGGCTAATGAAACAACAAGTTCTACACTATCGGAACTTTATACAAATATAACACAAGAAGCGATCTTCACATTCCAAGAAACATCTGTGATGAGACCACTTGTAACTTTATACCCTTTAATGGGTTCTGGTAAAACAGCAGAAGTGCCAGTTTACCCAGCTATCAGTGCGGCGGCAGTAAACGAAGCAACTGATCTATCTAATACAGCAGTAAACCCAACTTCAGCAACTATCACAGCTTCTGAAATCGGTGTTATGACAACTCTTACAGATTTAGGTGCTAGTTCAGCTTCTAGAAATGTTGGTGCTGATATTGGTAAATTATTCGGAGAAGCAATCGCTAAGAAAGTTGATACTGACTTAGTAGGATTATTCTCTAGCTTTACTACTAACACTGCTGGTGCGGCAGGAACTGAATTAACTGCTGACTTGCTTTTCAAAGCACAAGCACAGTTAAGAACTTTATCTGTTCCAGCACCTTACTATGCTGTGTTTCACCCTAAAGCACTTTTCAATTTGAAAAAGACTTTAACACAAGCTGGTTATGGTACATCTGCATATGCAGTGTCTGAAATCGGTAACGAAGCATTAAGAAACGGATATATCGGTAGAATTGCTGGTATTGATGTATTTGAAAATGCTAACTTATCTATTGATGGTTCTGATGATTCAGTAGGCGGAGTATTCCACCCACAATCTATTGGACTAGCTATGAAAGAAGATTTCAAAGTTGAAACTCAAAGAGATGCGTCTCTAAGAGCAACTGAAATTGTTGCTTCTATCGTTTACGGTAAAGCAGTAGTTAAAGAATCTTTCGGTGTAGCAGTAACAACTGATGCGGCATTTTAATTAATGCTATTTTGGTGGGGGAGTAAAATCCCTCACCAACTACAATGAAACAGATAGACAGTCCAAAAACAGTTTTACATTTTAAGACTAAGGATTATGTTTATCGCTATGTGTTAGTAGATAGATTTAAACATTCATCAAAAGCACATTACGGATTTGACAAAGAACTAGGAATGACTGAAGCCGAAATATTTGCTAAAGTAACTCCTAGAAAAATAAGAAGAAAATATATTATAAAGGATTAACAAATGGCAAATTTTTCAACTGATACAGATTTACAAGTATATCAACCAGATATTTTAGGATTCGGCATATCATCATTCACATCACCAAATGATTATCACGCATTAGCAAGAGCAGATATTGAAAGAGATTTAAGAATTAAATGGTATCCAGTTTATGTTAAACAAACTTATAGAGACATTACATTATTAAACACAATGGAAATGAACGGAACATTATTAACAGATTCTCAATTTAAAAGATTATCTGTTTATAAAGTAATTAGTTCTTATGCTTGTCCACAACTTACTAAATTTAATTCAAATGATAACCCAGATAGATTTCAAGTAATGATGAAACATTATTTACAAATGTATGCAGATGAATTTGATTCTATTTTAAAAGATGGTGTTGAGTATGATGCTGATGATTCTAATACAATTAAAGATGCTGAAAAAGCACCTTATCATAGACTTCAACTTATCAGATGAAAATAACTGTTGAAGATAATTCCTTACAAGTTGCAAAGAACTTTGAAAGACAAGTAAGAGAACAACCACAAATAGTTAAGACTGCATTAGGAAGAACTGCTGAATTTTTAATGTTTTTAATTAAACAAAGAACTTCAAAAGGACAAAGTGCAGATGGTAACGCATTTCCTTCTTATTCTACTAAAGCATTTTTTTTTAATATAACACCAAGATCAGCACAACCTACATACAAAACATTTCAAGGTGGTTATAAAGAATATAGAACTTTTATGGGGAGACAAAATTCAAAACCAGATTTAAACTTTTTTGGCAATATGCTTTCCAATATGACTCAAAAATCTACACCAACACAAGCTATCATTTATTTTGCAAGTAAAACTGAAAATACAAAAGCATTAGGCAATCAAAAGAAACGTAAATTCTTTGCAATAGGTAAAGGAGAAGAACAACCTATTATGAATGTGTTTATGAAAGAATATAACAAACTATCTAAAATATGAGCAAACGAGAAGATATAGCATCTAATATAGTTACAGCAATTTCAACTGGGTCATCTCCAATAACTATCAAAAAAGTTACTAGAGAACCTTTTAATGTTGATGAACTATCTGAACAACAATATCCAGCTTGTTTCGTACAATCAGGAAATGAAATTAGATCAGATCAAACAATAAGTTTTACAAGTGCTTTAAGAGAAGCAACAGCAGATTTCGTAATTGTTGGATATGTTAAAGGAACTCCGTCTAATATAGACACAAAAAGAAACGAGTTAATAACTACGATTGAAACTAGACTAAATTCTGATAGAACAAGAGGTGGGTACGCAAAACAAACTCAAGTAGTAGAAGTTTCTACTGATGAAGGAGTTTTGTTCCCAATAGGTGGTATCAGAATGGTGGTGCGAGTTATGTATCAATACACATCTGGTACACCTTAATATAAACAAATAGGAGAACAAAAAATGGCAACACACACAGGGTCAGAAGGACTGATAAAAATTGGTGCTAATACTTTAGGAGAACTTAGAAGTTATTCTTTAGAAACAACTGGAGATACTATTGAAGATACTTCAATGGGAGATTCTACAAGAACTTATAAAACAGGTTTAACTTCTTGGACAGGTACTGCATCTTTATACATGGATGAAATGGACACAGCACAAATATCTTTAGTAGTAGGTGCTGAAATCACAGTATCATTTTACTTTGAAGGTGCTACAGCAGGAGATAAGTATTACACAGGAACAGCTATTGTAACTGGTAAATCTGTATCTGCTTCTTTTGATGGACTAGTTGAATCTGAAATTTCTTTTCAAGGAACTGGAACATTATCATTATCAACAGCAAGTTAATTAATTAAATAGAGGAAGAAAAATGAACGTAATAGATAGAGTGAAGGCACAGTTTGAATCTTTAGGCATAAAAAAGATTGAGGTAGCTGAGTGGGGCGAGGAAGGCAAACCTTTAATAATATACTGCTCACCATTTACATTAGGAGAAAAAAGAAACCTATTTAAAGGTGCTAAGAATGATGATCTTGGAGTATTAGTAGATGCAATCGTTTTAAAAGCTAAAGACTCAGAAGGAATTAAAATATTTAAGCTAGATGACAAGCTAACATTATTGAATAATGCTGATGCAAATGTTATAGCTAGAGTAGCAACAGAAATGTTGAATGGTGTTTCTTACGAGGAAGCTGAAAAAAAGTAAGATTTGATTCTGAGTTATATTCTATACTTGCTCTGGGTCATGAATTAAAAAAAAGTATGGAAGAAGTTCTCTTGATGAGTCAAGATGAATTTCATTATTGGATAGCTTACTTTAAAGTGAAGGCAGATAAAGAGAAACTAGAACATGGCAGATCAGCAGTTAAACATAAAACTTAATGTCATAGACAATGCTTCAAAAGCATTAACAGACGTAAAAAATTCAATATTTAATTTAAGAAATGCACTTGCTGGTCTGGGTGCAGGATTTGCTATTAATTCATTAGTAAAAATTGGTAGTCAAGCAGAACTTACAAAAAATAAATTATCATTTTTATTTGGGTCAGTAGAAAAAGGTTCGCAGTCATTTAAC